CTTCGTTTATATAACGCTTAGTCGGCTTATTCTTTTTAGTGTTCTGTACCTTAGGTGCTTGAGTTTGTGCCCATGGTTTTACTTCAATTAATATCTTTTCTTTTTTACCATGAAATGTTTTCTCCACATAGAAGTCTGGAAAATATCTATGCATCTTCCCATCGATAGGTGAGCGATATGGTACGATTATCTCTTCACTGTTCCAGCGGGTGACGTGAGGGTGCTTATCTAAATAGCGCATGAGTTTAAGCTCCCATCCACTACGATAAATAATATTTGAGGGATCTCCCTTATACTTCTGCGGATTGTCGGGTTTAAATCTACCCTGATAATACTTCGGCACAATATCTCCAATACATATAAATAATTACCATAGACTAACTTATTATTTATATACAGGTCAAATAAGATGACGACAGGATTATTAAAAACAAACCCACTCGAAGCAATGGCTCAACGTAAAGTAGAGCAAAAAGGGCCTACGAGTATTCTGAAGTTTCCTAGAAACTTAGGTGCACATGGAACGCTAATGCGATTCTTTGAGTACAAATATGGTGGCAAAAGAGGCTCTGAAATGACTCCTCTTGCTGAGATATTATTGCCTCTGCCTAAGCAAATTCAAGACAACTTTAAAATTAATGTTGGTGGCAATGAGCTAGGAATTACAGGCACGACTGCAGCCCAGTTAGCAGGAAACCCAGACTCTGCAACTGCTATAGGCAGAGCATTGGGCGAATCTGCTGTACAGGCAGTAGATGCTCTAAGTGATGGATTAGGTGATGCTGTTGGGGGTGACTTCAGTGGAGTACAAAAAGCACTCGATAGTGCAACAAATGCTGCCCAGTTCTTAACCAGAGGCGGTATGGGATCAGTAGCGCCCGATATTTCTAACGGTATTGGTGTAGGTCGTGGCACAGCAATAAACCCATTCGCTACTCTAGTGTTTAGTGGTGTTGATCTTAAAGTACACTCACTAGAGTGGCTATTATCACCAGAGAGTGAGAAAGAATCAAAACAATTAAAGACGATTATTCGAACACTTCAGCGAATGGTATTACCGAAAGGCGAAGGAGTTTTGAGTAGTGAAACGGGTGCGGCAGTACTTGATCGTGGTATATTAAGATATCCAGCAATGGTTGACACTTATTTCCAGGGTATTGATGAATCATATTTCTTCAGATTTAAGACCTCGATGATATCACAGCTATCAGTTGACTACACTCCTAACGGTATAGCAGTCAATAAAGGCGGTAAGCCTAGTGTAATTCGTATTACAATGACTCTCAACGAGGCATATATTCACACTGCTGATGATAATTCGGCCTCTGATCTATTAGAAGAAACAATTCAAGAGAAAATAGACGGTGCAATAACAGATAATTTAACATCAAATGATGGCGAATTTGCTTCCTTTGATGCTTCAATTGTATCTAATCCAGAATATGCTGAGACATATAAAGGCAATCAGACATCAGGCGTGTCGCCAGATGAGGTTACTATTACTACAGTTACTTCTACTGGGTCGACAAGTTCTAAAGTAGTGACTAAAGAATACCTTAAGAGTGAAGGCTATAGTGATTCACAGATAGATGGTACAGCATCATCAGGTGCTAACGGTGTGACATTTACTCCAGGAACAGGATCATAACAATGTATTTTTCTTCATTTCCAACAACAAAAGTTAACGGCACGGAACTACTTGATATTACTCGTAAGTTCAATTTAAGTGCAGTGGCAAAAGATGATAATATTCTTACCTATATGAACTATACTGTTCAAGAAGGAGAAAGACCTGAGGACATAGCATTTTATTACTATGATGATCCATCTTTAGCTTGGCTTGTGCTATTATCAAACAATATTATTGATCCTTATACTCACTGGCCAAAGGCTAATAGTGAGTTAGAGAAGTATATTATCAGTGAGTATGCAAGTTTATCAGGAAAGACTGGACAAGAAGTATTAGATTGGACAAAGAGTAGAACAATTGGTACGAATATAGTAGAGTATCGAGCAATATCTGATCCTAGATTATCAGTTAATCGTACTACATGGCTTCTCAAACCCGAGACTGATGCCGCTAATCTTGTCGAACCGTATGCTTCACAGGTAGGTACGTTTAATAACAATAAAACAATTCTAGACTATCGAAATGGTTATAACCCTATTCGTATATATGACTACGAGATAGAATTAAACGAAAGCCGCCGAAACATAACATTATTAAATAAATCACTATTACCCACTATTATAGCTCAGATAGAGACAATACTCAATGACTGATAGTCTACCTAATGCAGGATACCACAAACTCAACTATATGAGGATAAAACCTCTGTATGAGACTAAGCGAGCTAATGCCAATCAGCCTGATTATATCGATGTCACACGAGTAATCACTAATTGGTTCATTGAAGAGAGTATCGATAGTCCATTTGTATCGGGTTATGTGGTTATTGCTGAGTCTGACAATCTCCTCGAAGACGTTCCGCTCCGGGGTGAAGAATATATAGACATATCTTGGACAGATTTCTATGGCATCACAAGAAAACAAACATTCTTTATATACGCAGTAGAAGATATCAAAGCAGGAAACAGCATCAATGATCGTATGGTGCAATACACACTCAAATTTACATCAGTTCAAAAGCTATTATCAGATACAAAAGAGATAAGAAGATCATTCAATAAGCAAAAGATAAGTGATATAGTTAAGAGCGTATACGAAGAATACTTTATTACTGGCAATAAAGACTATGATAAAGAGATAGAAGTAGAAGAAACAGATGGAGAACAGACTCTAATCATACCTAATCTAAGACCAGATGCCGCAATGCAGTTTTTATCTAGAAGAGCGTATAGTAGTAAGAATAAAACATCTTTATATAGATTCTTTGAGACAAGAGAGAAGTATTATTTCTGTACGCATGAGTACCTAATCAATAAATACAGCGGTTTTGAGGGGTTGGACGATGAATCCAGGAATCGCTTTATTTTTAATTACCTCGTGTTAAATGACAACACAGGTGCAGGCCAGTTACGGGCTCAACAAGCTATAAACGACATTGCCTATGGTAACAAGGTAGATACATTCGCTGATATGAAAGATGGTGCCTATAGACGTAGCGTTACCGAGCTTGACATCAACTACAGGACCCGTATCACTCGTGAGTATGACTACACTGAAGAGTTTAAAGACTATAAGGCACCAGAGGACTTAAAGCTAACACATTCGAAGGACTTTGTCAACCAATATATGCCATCCCAATTGGCACCTGAGACTACGTTGGTTACTGACTTTCCTCAGATTGGCCAGAACAAAGGCGAGCAGAATATGCTGAAGCCGTATCAACACTTCTATGAGAACTATACTACTAAGCCTACTGTAGAGTATCACCTAAGGAAGAATGCGTTCCAGATTACTGTCAAGGGTAGACATGAGTTATATCCAGGCCAAGTTGTTGTGTTGAACCTATATAACTTTGCTAATACATTGTCTGGTACTAAGAAAGATGATAAGCAACGAAGTGGTAAGTATATTGTTATGGCCGTGAACAATAGTTTCTCGGGTGATGATTATACACAAACGATTGTTGTGACGAAGGGTGGTTTATCATGATGCCTATTAAGATTGCCACTTCTATTATAACACAAATTCGGATGTTGTCAACAAATATTTTAAAGGAATTTGATTCATGAGTGGATTTAATAACATGATGCACTTCGCTGGTGTCGTAGAAGATAATCTTGATCTTACGAACAGTGGTCGTGTTAGAGTGAGAGTGTTTGGTGTACATCCACCACGTGATTCTGCTCATGATGGTGATAGTGTGCCGACAGATGACTTGCCATGGGCTACTGTATTAGATGCATCGTTTGGTTCATCACCAGTTATTCCTAGTGTTGGTGATTGGGTATTTGGTTTCTTTATAGATGGAAGAGAAGCACAACAGCCAGTCGTTATGGGTCGATTGCCGGGGATGCATCTACAAATGCCTGCTGGCAGTGGTGAGCCAGGTGAAGATGCTTATCTACCACCAGAATCAGTTGCTCAGTTCGGTAAGCCAGACTTACACAGATATCAAGGGGGTGAAGGTGCTGGTCAAGGTCAAACACTTGCTCAACGTACACTAGCAAACATTAATATAATGCAAGCAAATGGTGAGACGTTTGATGAGCCACCAATCATGATGCCCGAGAATAACTATAACAATAGAGTGATCAAGTCTAAAGACGGTGATAACTTTATTGTACTAGGATCCGGTGAAGATGGTGCAGGTAGTGATTACTTTCTTATCTCCCACTCCTCTGGCTCTGTATTCCAGATAGATGCGAATGGTACTATCTTTGTTAAAGCATTTGCTGACAAGTATAACACAACTCAGGGTGTCGAGTCAACCTATGTTAAAGGTTCTTCTCATAGTACTATAGACGAAGACTATACGCTAAAGGTTGGTAAGAGTGGTAAGATCAGCGTCAATGGCCGATTAGATATCGAGTGTACAGACTTTAATGTACGTGCCGCTCGTAATATAAACCTCGATGCGGGGGTGAAAGTGAACGTATCTGGTGCAGGTATAGGTATGTTTGCTTCAGCAGATGATATCAATATGGTTGCTCACACGAATCTGAAAGCACTAGCAACACTTGGTGGTATGTACTTCAAGTGTTTATCACCGGGTATACCAGGAGTAAGTGGTGGAGGTGATTTCCATGTTGACTCATATAAGACAAATCTGTATAGTATATCATATACGAAGATACACAGCACAGGCTTACCTGCAATATCACCTCAAACACTACCTTATCCAGATGTTGGTCATCTAGGAATAGATATCAGTAGTAAGACATCTATGAGAATAGACTCATTAGCTACGATGAACATCAACTCAGGGTTAGCAATGGGTATTAACTCTGGAGCCGTACTTGGAATCAAGAGTGTTGGTACGATGGATCTTCATGCTACTGGACAACTTGGAATAGGGGCTGGTGGACTAGTGAATATGGATGGAACGCTAGTTAATGTCGGTAACGGTACCGCATCAGCAACGGGTGGATTAGCAACAACATCTATCACAGCATCTATAGCACCACAGTTAATACAGAAAGCATTAGGTGCAGTGCCTAACATATCAATCGAATTAGCAAAAGCTGTTAAGCCTCAAGAGATCACAAACGTAGTGAGTCCAGAGATGCCAGTTCAGACGAAGAGATGGTGGCACCCTATCACTAGCTTCATGCGTTCAGATGACGATGAATAAATATACTAGGCGGGATGGAATAAATCCTTTAGTTGCCACTTCTATTATAACACAAATTTGCCGTTTGTCAACAATTAATTAAAGAAAAGAGAGAACTATGTCAATACAATGTGATAACACAACAGCAATAGCGAGTGGATTTTCATCGATGTCTGTTCCTATCGGTGGTGGTATTGGCGATGGATTAATCGATTTATCAGCACTTCTAGCAGAAGCAGATCCACTTGATAGTGTACAGATAGATCGTAAGACTGCTGTAGCAATCACAGACGGCTTAAATAACCTTGTACTAGCAACAACTAACTTAGATGCATTTCCGACACTTAAAGAAAGATTCGGTCAGTTCCCGTTGACGTATACTGAAGTAGCGGGTTATATGCTTGATAATAATGTCAACGGCGATAACGTACTAGACTCTATTAGCAAGTATGATTCTACTCTGGGACCAGAAGTTACATTAACTAATACGTTATCTGATCTAGACTTATTCTATAACCTTAACTATGGAGCTTCTATAAGTGGAGGTCTTTGTGGTGCATTTGGCAATACCTTACTAGAGTTAATTGGACTATTTACTTTGATAGACGCTACAGCCACTAAACTAGCGAATCTTGACATCAAGAATCTTGACCCAATGAAACTTGCGACTGCTCTAGCCGAGAAGTTAAAACTTAAAGCCATTAAAGACAAATTGCTTGAGATTATAGATAAGCTCATTGAGAAGATAAAAAAGAAAGTTGGAGATGCCATTGACTCTGCTATATCGACAGTTAAAGGTTTCGTTGGTGATCCAAAGGGTACATTACTTAAACATCTATCAAAGATTCGAACTGAAGTAGAAGAGTTCTTCTCTAGTGAGACAGTAGAGCGTATTAGACAGAATGTAGAAGCGTTCATTGCTGAGATGGTCGCTATGTTTGAAACACCGACTATTGCTAACGTACAGTTAATGATGTATAAGCTTTGTAGCTTTACTGAGACGATCACAGCGATACTATTTGGACCTGCTGATGAAGTTGCCGAGATAGCTAAGACTGCCGAGAAAGAGTCAGTCGTGATTAATACAGTAGAGAAGCTAGAGCAACAGAAAGCAGTGAATGCTGGTGGCATACGAGTAGAGAAAGAAGTTGCTGAAGAGATTAAAGATAAGTCTGCTGAGAGTATCAATCAGGCAGCTAATGATAATAATCCAAATAGATATATTGAGAAAGTTAGTGTACAGACAAAACGGCGTGGTACAAGAGTTGAAGAAGTAGTCAAGTATCGTCAACCTGGTGAACTAGGCTATATAGATCCTAGTTCTGGTAATCTATCTATACCAACTAATGTTGATTATATCACAAGCAGTAAACTTACTGATCAAGAAATAGACGCAATCGATAAGATAGACGAGAACGGCTTCGGACCAACTAGACTCATTACATTCAGTGATGCTGTAGTAAGAGGCAAGCAGTGGAAAGGTATTGATAACTCTGTACTTGCTAAGTTGCTTAGACTATCACAGTTAAGTGGTGAGAAGTATGAATTAAGGCAGGGTTGTGTTATAGCAGTAACGAATAGGTACTCTGCCCAGGAATACACTAAAGTTAAAAAGCAGGGTGCTTCTATGTATCATCATAAGTATTCCGGTTTTGCTGTAGAGTTAAACGTAGAAGATAGTATAAGAGATAAGACTATTATTGCCGCTAGTCGAGCTGGATTCACTGGCATTAGCGTAGGCAAAACTTATCTTAGACTACATCTTGGTGCTCGTGATGGAGCTGTAGCGACTCAGAATAACACACGTTGGAAAAAAGAAGAGAGATTTGACGACACTCAAGCCACTCACTATGACACTATGATGAAGAAGCATCGTGTAGATGGCTATAGGAAGAAGAGAGAAGCTGAAGAGAACTTCCGATTCTTTGATAAAGCTACTCATAAGCAACAAGAGAATAATGACGGTACATTTAGCTTTGTAGATAATAATAGCATACTAGGTGTTAATAGTCAAGAAGAACAACCATTTAGTTTATTAAGGCCAACAGACTAGTATAAATACTCTATAAAAGGTAATAGAAATAATGAGCTTATTAACACCACGCACAAGATCGTCTGAGTTCTTCTCTGATATCACTAGAAATTTAGATGTGATACCCGGGAGAACAGATACGGCTCGGGTCATCAATGAGAATGCTGTAAAAGAAAGCATCTATAATCT